CTGCAGCTCAGATGAAGGACATGGATCAAGCTCTTGCAGATGCAGCTAGCAGAACCAAGAAAGCTGTATTGAGCAGTCAGTCATTATCAAAGGACTTAGAGGCTGTATCAAAGCGTCTTAGATCCGCTGAAGATGCTAACCTTAAATATAGTCAGAAGATCGAAGCCAACACTCAAATCATTCAAGAGAAGGATTCTATCATTTCTAAGCTTCAATCAAACTTATCTGAAACTGTCAGAAAAGTAAATGATGCAGAAGCTAAGACATCAAACTGTGATGCACAGATAGAGAGACTTCAACGAAAGGTCGAAGCGGCTCAAGCTCTTGTAGATGAGTACCAGAACGCATATGCACAGATTTATGCAAATGCACTCGGCGTCGGTCTAGAACACGTTTCTGTTACAGCAACAACGACTGTTTCAGAACTCCAACAGATCATAAAGGGATCTTCCAAGTACACTTCCGGATCGCAAGAAGCAATTTTAGCTTCTTCGCAAATATCTGAAGTAGGTACAGATATGGATGAATCGTCCCTCATCACGTTGTAAATAATATACAAAGGAGAAAACGTATTATGAGTATCACGAAAACTATTCATCCCTCTAACAGACGCCCTGTTGCAAGCAACACTCGTCCTGTTATGGCTAGTTCCAATGTTGGTGCTGCACGTCGTCCTGTAGCTCCTATCAATCGTCCTGCATCCGCTATTACAGCTGGTGTTCGTACTCGTCAGCAGAGCACCATTTCGGCTTCTATTTCCAAGTTGTCTCCTGAGAAGCAGATCTTCGCTCGTCAGCTGCAGGCCAACATGAATCGTCAAGCACGCACCATCACCGCTGCTACCAACACGACCAACATCATGGCTCGTCCGGATTTCATGGAGCTTCTTCCTATGTTCGTACAGAAGCTGCTCATCCTTGACGTTTACGGCTCCGTAGCAATGAAGTCGCGTCAGCAGTTAATTCCTTATTTTAAGTTTATCGCAGAGAACACCAAGGGTGAGACGAAGGCCGGCGACATCCTCTCCAGTCCTTTCGTGAACCGCCAGGGTATCGATCCTAACTTCACCAGCAAGTCTATCAAGAACGAGGTGATGGCTGAAGGTACAGATATTACCGACAACCTGACCGTTGTTTACACTCCTGTACTTCCGGGTTCCGTAACGATCAAGTCCGTAGCTTCTGGTGTTACTACCGCATTCGTTGATGACGGTAACGGCAACATCGTTGAGGCAGGTTCCACTTCTGTAGCAGGTGTTATCAATTACAGCACCGGTTCCATCAGCTTCGTGAACGGAGTTCTTACTCCTGCAGATGGCAACAGCGTTTCCGCAACTTATCAGTACGACAACGAGAACGTAGGTCCCAGAACTCCTGGCAACGGCGGATATGGCTACGAGTACGGCGCACAGATGGCCAAGGGTTATCTGCAGCTGGATGAGATCAACCTGGTAGCTGAAGCTCACGAGCTCGCTTGCTACTGGAGCATCTTCTCCGCATTCGCAGCACAGCAGGAGTACGGCTCCAACGTAGGCGACATCGCGAAGGAAGCTGCTTTCTCTGAACTCACTGCTGAAATCAACACCGACGGCTTCCAGCGTCTGCTCCAGGCTGCATCCTACAAGCCTCAGTTCAACTGGGATGCATCTCCTGTACTTACCGGATCTGTTGTTCCTTCCGATTACCTGAACATGTTCAAGCTTAAGCTCACTCAGGCAGCTGCTTCCATCTATCAGGCAACCAGATTAACGCAGCCCAACAAGCTGATCGTTGGTTCCAACGTAGCTTCTTACATCAGCATGATCAACGGATTTGTTGCACAAGGCGCAGCAGAGAACGTAGGCCCTTACAAGGCAGGTAAGCTGGATCAGTTCGATATCTACGTAGATCCTAACTACAATCCTGACACTTGGGTAATGGCTTGCAAGTCTAACGACATCAGACGTAATACCGCCCTCTTCGGCGAGTACATGCCTCTGACGAATACCGATGCAATCGGTCTTGCAAACAGCTCCGTACAGCAGGGTTATGCTACCATGTATGGCATGAAGATCGTAAATCCTGACACCGTTGTATCCGGCAAGATTCTCGGCACTTTCTAAGCAGCTTAACATTCTGAAGACGAACTCTCACCCTCGTCCAAAAAGATAACCAATTCATAGACCTTGGCTTTTAGTCAAGGTCTATTTTTATAGCAAAATCGTTATATAACTACAACAGATCATGTGTGAGGTGGTAAGATGCAGAAAATTTGCAAGCGATGTGGCAAGTCTTTTGAAGCAAAAAGCCCTAGATCATTGTATTGCAATGAACCTGTGACTCTGAAATGCGCTATATGCGGCAAAGAGTTTCAATCATATTGCAATCCATCCGCTCCAACAGTTTGTAGTAAATTATGCGCAGGTAAATCAGTTAAGACTAAAGTTTGTCCAATGTGCGGTGATAGCTTTCAGCCTAAATCTGCTAGGCAGAAATACTGTAGGAAACCGATTCAGAAAATTTGCAAGCAATGCGGTAAGGTTTATACGACATACTGTGGAGATCTCACGAGCAACACATGCAGTGTTGAATGCAGAAAGCTGTATGCACATCAGAAATCTACAGAAGCTTATCAACAGACTACAAGGGTCTGTGAATGGTGTGGTCAAGTTTTTCATCCAATTAACAATACTCAAAAATATTGCATGAATACTCACTATCAAACATGCATCATTTGTGGTAAACAATTTGAAATAGATTTGCATGGATCGAATAAACAAGACATTCGGAAAACTTGTTCTGATGAATGTGCTCTAGCATTACGCTTCGCAGATGGTAACCCCTTTCAAAAACCCGAATGTCGAGAAAAAGCAAAACAAACCAACTTACAAAAATATGGTGTAGAGCATCCTATGCGTTCGCCTGAGATAACTCAGCGTATGTACATGAGATACAAAAAACGTACAGGTTATCCTCATCCAAGTCATAATCCAGAGGTTCGTTCCAAATCAGCTACATCAGGCAAACTTTCTAAATTTGAATTACGCGTTGCTGCTTTATTCGATGAATATCATATCGAGTACATTCATCATCATATGATTTCTCAGGATGATATTTCACATGAGTTCGATTTCTATTTACCTGAATATAAATTTTTAATTGATTGTGATGGCGTTTACTATCATGGATATTTAAGTGATCCAGATGGTAAGCACGTATTAGACTACTATGATGAAGATAGATTGTCTTTAGTACCTACTGATTATATGTTTCATGTTATTGTAGAGGGTCAAGAAGAAAAAGACATCAAGTACATTGTTGATATACTCAAGCAAATTGATTCTAGTATATTTGATTATGAAGGTGAACTATTCAAATGGTGTAGATCTATTGAATTCCCTTATCCAGAATATGATGAAGTTCGAATAAAACAAGATTATGCTAAATTATGTAAATGCCACTATGATAAATACAATCCTGCAGCAAAACTTGCAATTTCTGCAATAAATCAATTTCATAGATCTATATATGATGCGCAAGTAAATAACTATCCAAGTCCTAAAGAAGCTTGGTATGACGATAAATTGCTCAAGAGGGTAATCACTAACAGATTGATATACAAGAATGATGTAAACCCTTACAAAATATTGCAAGGATTCAATATCAGTAAGATATGCCCGAGAATATCCATTTTCAATCCTGTATTGGCTAGATACTTAGTAGAAAAATATCTATCAGAATATAGTACTATTTTTGATCCATTTTCTGGATATTCTGGTCGGCTACTTGGTGTAGCTTCATTAAACAAAACGTATATTGGTCAAGATCTAAACAAACTTGCAGTACAAGAAGCTAATCAACTTGCCGAATTTCTAGAACTAACTAATTACTCAGTCACTTGCGCCGATATATTAGATAGCAGAGGTTCTTATCCATGTTTGCTTACTTCCCACCATATGCTGATAAGGAACATTATCGTGATGAATCCGAAATCAGAACATGCGATGAGTGGATAAGCTACATATTAACTGCATTTGAGTGCAACCGATATGTTTTTGTTGTTGATCATACAGATAAATATAAAGAGTACGTTGTTGAAACAATCAAATCCGCATCTCATTTCAATACAGTTACAGAGCAAGTGATAGTAATAGATCAAGATCTAATGAAAGCGTAAACAGTAGAAATAACCACAAACATATCACCTTATATAACACTGACACATAAATTATTTATGTGATTACAAATACATCAGCGAGGTGCATCATGGATTTTACACAAATTTCTGTAGTTTTAGCTCTTCTTCTTTCTATCTTTAATCTCTGGGACAAGATTGAAACCCGAGTAAAACAATCAAAGGAACCAACAAAGCAGTTAGAGAATCGCATAGCTACAGTTGAGAAAGTATTGAATGAGGACTATGCTCAGAGATTCAAGAATTATGATGCACACTTCGATAATGACTTGAGAAGGATTGAAGAGATTGAAAAAGGTAACCGAGTAACACAACAGGCGATCCTTGCACTTCTTAAGCATGCAATAGATGGAAACGAGATTTCTGCACTTAAAGAAGCTAGTGATGCTTTAACAAAGTACTTGATAAATAGATAACACAATCGAATAGTTACACGGGTGATATCATGAAAAGTCCAGAAGCTATTATAAAGTGGTGTGAAATGATGCTGAAGTTGCATCCTAACATTGAAGATGCAAACTACTTCCGTGCAATCATAAAGTTATGTAAAGAGACGCAAACACAGGAATCTACAATGGTTAAAATCCAAAGAAATACGGCAGGAGATTCTAGAGTTCAGTCAGAAGTACCAACAAGAGAAGCTTTTGATAATGCAAACATTAGCCACATAAAAGATGTAAACAATCTTGCGGAAGTATTTTGCTCTATGCTTAAAGCTTCAGCTAGTAAACATGATTGGACTAAGGTTGAAGAACCTTATGCTACTATGTTTTATGATGATATGTGCGCAACCATTCGTGGTGAGCGAGATTTCTTTGATGGTGAATGGTCAAAATTGCACTACTACGAAAAAGAGCGTCACCATCTAAAAAGAAGTTGCCCAGATGATGTTACGCTGATTGATGTAATTGAGATGGTTTGTGATTGTGTATCGGCAGGATTAGCAAGAAGCGGGAATGTCTATGATTTAGATATTGACGAATCAATCTTAAAGAAAGCACTGAATAACACAGTAGATCTTCTCAAAGCACAATGCGAAGTGATCAACTAACTCAACACTTTCATGGACTGCCCTCGTTTTACAAACACTTAGAACCTTATATATTGCCAGGCAGAAGATGCTACATAAACTTTTGATGGAGGTATCAATAATGAATGAGCAATTGATTCGAGATATGATAGATGCACTTGATACAGCATGTCATGATATCTTTAGTGCATACAAAGCTCTTGAAGCGGCTGGAGATAGCGGAATACATGTGAATCTTGCAGCACAGAAGAAAGAACTCCGCGGATTGTGCGCTGAACTTGAGGATCTAAGCGGGTACTATGAAAGAGAGCTTGCAGATCGGAGAAACGGCAGCGAAGAATAATCGCTAAGTAGTCACAGTTAATTCAAGCACTAAAGATAACCTTATATGTATATAGGAGGGTGAGAGCTCCAGAAAAGCTGCTGCATAAACGGTTATCTTTTGTTCTAAATCAATCAAATTAGGAGGATAATTCT